TTTGGAGTGTCAGCCTCCCTCCGCGAAGCGGAAAGGTCGCCCAAAGAAAGCCGCTGTTACGTCAAACAAGCGGGGCAATCGCAAGTCAGTGGGCCGTCCAAAGGGTGATGCTGATACAATCAATGAGTACAAAGCTAGAATGCTGGCATCTCCTAAGAGTAGGAAGGTGTTGGACAGTATCCTTAATGCTGCATTAGATGATGATCATAAGAACCAAGCAGCAGCATGGAAGCTCTGTATGGACAGACTGCTTCCTGTCAGTTACTTTGAGAAGGACAAAGCAGGAGGAGGTAGAGGCGCTATCAACATCAGTATTACTGGTGTAGGTGGAGAGACTACTGTTATAGCAGGTTCTGAAGATATAGAAGACGGAGAGTATAGCGATGTATGATATTGATCAAGACTTAGACTATTTTACAAAGAATGACTTTAATTGTCAGCACACTGGCGAGAACGAGATGAAGGACACATTCCTATTAAAGCTGGACTTGCTAAGAGCAAGATGTGGTTTCCCTTTTATCGTTAAAAGCGGCTATCGTAGCCCTAGTCATCCCATTGAATCCAGAAAGGAGAAAGTAGGAACCCATGCCCAAGGCATTGCAGCGGACATTAAAATCATTACAGCACAACAAAGGTACAAGATTGTTGAGGAAGCTATCAAGATGGGATTTGGAGGCATTGGAGTACACGGTGTCTTCGTGCATGTTGATATGCGCAATGTTGACGATAATAAGCCTCCTGTAATGTGGCTGTACTGAGTGACTGATCTTAATGTCTCCCTCCTACCATGGCAGCAGAAGGTCTGGAACGATCCTATACGCTTCCAAGTAATAGCTGCGGGTAGACGTACAGGTAAGTCTCGTCTAGCTGCGTGGAAGTTAATCATTGAAGGATTGACAGCTAAGAAAGGCCATGTGTTCTACGTTGCCCCTACGCAGGGTCAGGCTAGAGACATTATGTGGCAGATGCTGCTTGAGTTGGGTCATCCAGTCATAGCGTCTAGTCATGTCAATAACTTACAGATCAAGTTAGTTAACGGTGCTACAATTGCCCTTAAGGGTGCTGATAGACCAGAGACTATGCGTGGTGTTAGTCTTAAGTTCTTGGTGATGGATGAGTATGCTGATATGAAGCCAGAGGTGTGGGAGCAGATCCTGAGACCTGCCTTGGCGGATCAGAAGGGTTCAGCGATGTTTATTGGTACGCCAATGGGTCGTAATCATTTCTATGACTTGTACAACTATGCTGTTATTGGTGACGATGAAACTTTTGGTGGCTATCACTTTACTAGTTATGATAACCCGCTGCTAGACCCTAAAGAGATTGAGGCGGCTAAGAAGTCCATGTCTGTGTTCTCCTTTAGACAGGAGTTCATGGCAAGCTTTGAGGCTCAAGGCAGTGAGTTATTTAAAGAAGATTACATATCATTTGATGATGAGGAGCCGAAAGGTGGTGAGTATTATATTGCTGTCGATTTGGCAGGATTTGCAGATGTACAGAAAGTCACGACCAAGACTAAACGCTTGGATCAGACGGCTATCTCTGTTGTTAAAGCGAGTGAAAATGGATGGTGGGTTGCTAATATCATCCATGGCCGTTGGGGCGTCGAAGAGACTGCACGAAAAATCTTTGAAGCAGTTAGAGACTACAGACCAATTGCGGTCGGCATCGAGAAAGGAGCGTTAAAGAACGCTGTCTACCCCTACCTAAACGACATGATGAAGAAGAACCAACAGTTCTTTCGTGTTGAAGAGCTTACTCACGGTAACAAGAAGAAAATAGACCGTATTGTCTGGGCGCTACAAGGGCGCTTTGAGCATGGTACAATAACACTAAATAAAGGCAGTTGGAACACTCAGTTCTTAGATGAGTTGTTTCAGTTCCCTAACCCCTTAGTCCACGATGACTTAATAGACTCCTTAGCTTATATTGATCAGCTTGCAAAGATCGCATACGCTTTTGACTATGAAGAAGACGACTATCAATTCTTAGATAAATACGCGGGATACTAGATATGGAACTAGATAAAGACACTTTTATGATTGAGCAGTCTCTTGAGGGCTGGGTAAGCGACAAGTGTATGTCTTGGCGCGACCACTTTGAAGAGAACTACTCTCAACGCTTCGATGAGTATTATCGTCTATGGCGTGGACAGTGGTCTGCTGAAGACAGAACAAGAGAGTCTGAACGATCTAAGATCATTAGCCCTGCGTTACAACAGGCTGTAGAGTCTTCTGTAGCGGAACTAGAAGAAGCTACCTTTGGTCGTGGTAAGTGGTTTGATCTTAAAGATGATCTTATGGATCAGAACCCTGAAGACATTGTAATGTTGCGTGAGCATCTCTATGCTGACTTTAAACGCAATCGTGTACGTAAAGGCGTTGCTGAGTGCATCTTGAACGCAGCTATCTTTGGCACAGGTATTGCTGAAGTAGTGATGAGTGAAGAAAAAGAATTCCAACCAGCCACACAGCCAGTCATGGGCGGTGAGTTACAAGCAGTTGGTGTCAACATTGTAGATCGTACTTGTGTCAAGCTTAAGCCTGTCATGCCTCAGAACTTCCTTATTGACCCGTTAGCTACCTCCGTTGAAGAAGCTATGGGTTGTGCTGTTGATGAGTTTGTGTCCATGCACTCCGTTGAGTTGCTACAGGAAGAAGGTATCTATCGTGAAGCAGAGATCAGTAACGCTAATCCTGACTTTGACCTAGAGCCTGACCAAGACCTCACATCTTATGATGAAGACAAAGTACGTTTGACTAAGTACTTTGGACTTGTTCCCCGTCACCTCCTTGACGAAGCTATGAAGGAAAGCGATGACGAAGAGCTTGTCGAGTTTGAAGACGAAGACGACAGCTACTACGTTGAGGCCGTTGTAATCATCGCTAACGATGGTACATTGCTTAAGGCTGAAAAGAACCCCTACATGATGGGTGATCGACCTATCGTTGCATTCCCGTGGGATGTTGTTCCTAGCCGCTTCTGGGGTCGTGGAGTATGTGAGAAAGGCTACAACAGTCAGAAGGCGTTAGATGCAGAACTACGCGCCCGTATTGATGCTCTTGCTCTCACTATCCACCCGATGATGGCAATGGACGCAAGTCGTATGCCTAGAGGCTCTAAGCCTGAGATAAGACCAGGAAAAATTATCTTGACAAACGGCAATCCTTCTGAGGTTCTACAACCGTTTAACTTTGGTCAGGTAAGCCAAATTACCTTTGCACAGGCAGAGTCCCTACAACGCATGGTACAGACCGCTACAGGCGCGATAGACTCAGCCGGTACATCAGGGTCTATTAATGGCGATGCGACCGCTGCGGGCATCTCTATGAGCTTAGGAGCGATCATTAAGCGTCATAAGCGCACATTGATCAACTTCCAAGAGTCTTTCCTCATTCCTTTCGTTACAAAGGCTGCACACCGCTATATGCAGTTTGAGCCTGAGATGTATCCTGTTGCTGACTACAAGTTTGAAACATCTAGCAGCTTAGGTATTATTGCTCGTGAGTATGAGGTTACACAGCTTGTACAGTTGCTTCAAACAATGTCTCCAGATACGCCTATGTATCCACAATTAGTACAATCAATCATTGACAATATGAACTTATCTAATCGTGAAGAGCTTATTGCTTCACTTAAGAAGTCTAATGAGCCTAATCCGGAAGCACAGAAGGCACAGCAGGCAGCACAGCAGTCTGAGTTGGCTTTCCAAGCTTCACAAGCTAACGCTCTTAACTCACAAGCCGCAGAGTCCGCAGCTAGAGCTGAAAAGTACAAGGCTGAAACAGCGGCTATACCACAGGAGCTGGAGATTGACCGTATTAAGGCTGTAACTACTAACTTAACGGCTGGAGATGCTGATGATAAAGAGTTCCAGAAGCGTCTTAAAATCTCTGAGCAACGTCTAAAGGAGCGTGAAGTAGCTGTTAAAGAAGGTAATCCTGTACAGGCAGCTCCTCAGCAGCCGCAGCAGCCACAGCAAAGACCCCAACTACAGCAGAGCGGTGGTCTACCACAAGGACAGTTTCCATTATGATATTAACAGGTAAAATGTTTGAAGATGCACTTGCGCAGATTAACGTAGCCTTTGCAGAAGTTAATAAAAAGGTTGACAAACTACAAACAGAGGTTAAGACCCTGAAACAGGAGAAAGCCAATGGCAACGCCAAGAAAGGGCAAAGCAAAGGTTAAGGTAACAGCGAGTGGAAAGAAGGTAAGCTACGGGCAGGCAGGTAAAGCTAAAGATGGAGGCCCTCGTGTAAAAGCGGGGACTTCCAAAGGTAACAGCTACTGCGCTAGAAGCCTTGGGATAAAGAAAGGCTTATCTAAAGCTAAGCAGAATGACCCTAACACACCTAATAACCTTTCGCGTAAGCGATGGAAGTGTTCAGGTGCTAAATCTAAAAAGTGAGGTGTTAAATGAAGTGTTCATCATGTGGCGGTAGCCATACTAAGAAAGGCAACAAGATGCCTATTAGAGGTCAGCGGACTGTAAAAAACAAAGCATCTAAAGGAAAGAAGAAGAAATAGCTTGACTTACTGACGTAATTATGCTATACTATACTTGTGGTTTACCTTTAAAGATTATCTTTTAATAACAACTAAACTGTCCTAACGGAGAAACAGTATGATAGATAAAGACCTAGAAAAGTATTATGATGGCTACCGTGAGATGTTTATCACTTCCGGTTGGAAACAACTACAGGAAGATTTGACTCAGAACGCCAGCATTATAGATTCAGTTCAAGCTTGTAAAGATAACGAAGACTTATACTTTCGTAAGGGTCAGTTAGCAATAATCTCTAATTTGGTCAACTTAGAAGATCAAATTAAAGCAGCAGAAGAACAAGCTAATGAAGCAGAGGAGCCGGAGTAGTGCGTTTACTCTTTGACTTTGAATGTTCAGGTGGGCACATAGAAGAACACTTCGTATCTTCGGATACTAGAGAAGTAGTTTGTCCACACTGCAAAAGAACAGCAACAAGAATTCAATCTCCTGTGCGCTCAGCTCTTGATCCGATCTCTGGTGATTTTAACGGTGCTACCGATAAATGGATGAAGAACCGCGCACAGAAGCTGAAGCAAGAACAGAAGGCTAACTCATAACGAACCCTTCTATACAACTTACCTCCATAATGAGAGTACTCACGGAGTTTTAATAATGGCAACACTACTAGACGAGCGTCTTGATGACGAAAATGATGAAGTAACTAATTTTGAAGAGACTCCAGAACAAGAGATAACTCCTCAAGAGGAAGAAATCCCCGATAAGTACCAAGGTAAATCTACTGCTGAAATTGTAAGGATGCACCAAGAAGCTGAGAAGCTTTTAGGAAAGCAAAGTGGTGAAGTAGGGGAGCTTCGTAAAGTAGTCGATAGTTACATACAGACACAACTCGACACAAAAACAACACCGGAACCTGAAGAAGACATAGACTTTTTCTCAGATCCCGACAAGGCAGTCGAAAGAGCAATTAGTAACCATCCTAAGCTTAAGCAAGCTGAGGCAGTCACACAACAGTATCACAAGCAAGCAGCACTTGGTCAGCTACAACAGAAACATCCTGACATGAATGCTCTTCTTCAAGATCCTAAGTTTGGTGAGTGGATTCAAGCTTCTAAGATTAGAACACAGCTCTTTACACAGGCAGATAAACAGTACGACCACGAAGCAGCCGATGAGCTTTTCACTAATTGGAAAGAACGGCAAGGCATAGTGGCTCAGACTGTAGCTAATGAGAAGGCAGAAAGAAAAACTGCAATTAAGACTGCATCAACAGGCAACACCAAAGGAAGCGGTGAGCAGCAGTCGCGTAAAGTTTATAGACGCTCCGACATTATTAAACTTATGCAGGACGATCCTGATCGGTATTTATCCTTGTCTGATGAGATCATGCAAGCATACCAAGAAGGCAGAGTCCGCAACTAAACTCTCATTATAGGAAATAAACAACATGGCAACTTCAGTATATCCCAATATGGGCGGAGCAGTAACTAACACTAGCGCCGCTAAGTTCATCCCTGAAATCTGGAGCGACGAAGTAATCGCTGCATACAAGTCTAACCTCATCATGGCTAACGCCGTTAAGAAGATGAGCATGACTGGTAAGAAAGGTGATGTCATTCACGTACCTAAGCCTACCCGTGGTCAGGCTCACGCTAAAGCCGCTGGCACCGCTGTAACCATCCAGAACACTGTTGAGTCAGAAGTTCTGATTACTATCAACAAGCACTTTGAATTCTCTCGCTTGATTGAAGACATTACCGAAGTACAGGCTCTTGCTTCTCTTCGTCAGTTCTACACTGGTGATGCAGGCTATGGTCTGGCTAAGCAGGTTGATGACGATCTGTTTAACCTTGGCAAGTCTTTTGGTAATGGCAACGGCAGCTCTTTTGTTAACAGCGGTTCTTTTCAAGTCAGCAAAGAAACTGCTACACTTGGTGAACTAGAAGCGTATGACGCTGACGGCGCTACTGACATCGGTGCTTTCTCTGACGCTGTTTTCCGTAGCTTGATTCAGAAGATGGATGACGCAGACGTACCTATGGACGGTCGTTCTTTCATCGTACCTCCTTCCTTGCGCAATGCAATCATGGGTATTGAGCGTTACAACTCATCTGACTTCGTAGATGGCAAAGGCACTGTTACTGGTAAGATTGGTAACCTTTACGGTGTTGACGTTCTTGTCTCTAGCAACGTACCTATCCTTGAGACTGGTGTGCGTGGCGCTCAGTTGATTCACAAGGACACCAATGTTCTTGCAGAGCAACAGGGTGTTCGTTCACAAACTCAGTACAAGCAGGAGTTCCTTGGCACTCTGTACACTGCTGATACTTTGTACGGTGTTCAGGTTATGCGTCCAGAAGCAGGCTTTACCCTAGCAGTCTTAGGCTAAGCAAGTAACAAACTGGGGATTCTTCGGAGTCCCCTTTCTTTTTCTTTTGTTTCCGTAGGAGCTACAATGGCTATATTTAGAGGAGATGGAGGTGCTGGAGATTCCAACACAGACTCCACTCTTAACTTAGTTACTGCCCAAGCTGTTATAGCCACTACGAAAGCAAGCGATGCAGCCGCTAGTGCCGTAAGTGCTGGCGACTCAGCTACAAGTGCAACAACATCTAAAGATGCAGCAGCTACCTCAGCTACCAGCGCAGCTAGTTCTGCACAAGGTGTTGAAAACTACGCTAACGCAGCGGCAGCCAGTGCTACAGCAGCGTCTACGTCAGAGACTAACGCGGCTACCAGCGCTACAGCGTCAGCTACTTCAGCTACAGCTGCTAGTGCCTCTGAGACAGCCTCTAGTGCCTCTGAGAGCAACGCAAGCACATCGGCTACCACAGCTACTACTAAAGCCTCACAAGC